GACTCTGTTGCTCACCCGATGCCGATTGTATCCGCTGTTGTTCGGCTTCCCGTGCCTTGGAAACGATGTTACCAAGGCCAATGACTCGGCCAAAAAGAGCCTCTTTAATCATACCCGCAACCACCCGCGCCGCCTTTGCCGAGAAGTTGACGAAGCCTTCCACCGCATCAAAAAACGCATTGGCGAGCGTCGTACGAATGAACTCACCAGCCTTTATCATCCCGTTGATCAAAAACGCAAACGAGTCCTGAATTGCCACCTTCGCAAGCGAGGGAAAGTTTTTCCAGAACACAAAGGCAAGGGCTAAGGCCAACTGAGACTGAGATCGAATATGTGCCACCTGAAGCTTGGCCGCCGCAATAATCAGGGCTTTCATCAAATTGAAGAACGCCACCAACGGAGGACGCCAACCATCGACGACAGCATCGAACCCGCCCGCAAGACCCTGGAAAAGAGACGAAGCCAAACCTGGGATCAGTGTCGCGAAAACGTACTTCGCACGGGCAGCCACTTCCGCGAAAGCCAAACTCGCGGCGGCCTTCATGATGTCAAACGCCAATGCAAAGTTTCCGGAACTGATTGCATCACCGATGCCGCCAAACACCTCACGAAATCGGCCAAGTATTTTGCCAAGCGTTGACGATAGCGACCGGTAGGCGACTTTCCCCGCTTCTGTCCAGCGAAAGAACGCCACGGTTGCACCGACGACAGCGGCGGTAATGAGCCCGACTGGCGACAGGACGGCAGATACGATTGCTGCAAGGCCGCCCAACGCGAACGATGCGACGAGTGCCGCAACACCCACGCCCATCAGCGACACCCCCAGCGCGGTAACACCGGCGGCTGTAGCCGCCATCGCAACCACCATTCCCTTATTCGCCTTAATCCACTTGATAGCAGATTGCGCTGTTGTGGTCATGAGCTTTGACAGCTTTTGTAACACCGGGGCCAGCGCCTCGCCAATCTCGATTTTCACGCCCTCAATAGAGGACAGCAGGATACGAAAAGCCCCGCCCAGCCCGGCGTCCATCTCGTCGGCAGTCTTCTTTGCAATGCCGCCAGCCTCAGCTATTGCGTCGCGGAGTTCGCGTGTCCCCGTGATGTTCTTGCCGATTGCCGACGCACCCGTAATACCACGGAGCCCGAATGCGTCACTGAATTTCTTCGCCCGTGCGGCACTTCCAAGGTTACGTGTTGCGTCCGCAATATCTTGCAACGTGTCGACCAACGGACGCGCATTGCCAGCAGCATCCACAAACGCCACCCCGAAGATTCCCTCCAGCTTTTTCGCCTCGGCCCCCGTGGCAAGCAGAATCCGCCGCATGGTTGTACCGGCCATACTGCCCTGGATACCGACGTTTCCAAGCGTCCCCAAGACGGCAACCGTGTCTTCGAGGCTCATGTTGAAATCTGCGGCGACCGGCCCCACGAACTTTAGCGACTCGCCTAACGTTTCCAGCGTATTGAATGACTTGTTGGCAGCAGTAGTCAGCACGTCGGCTACGCGGCTTGCGTCCCCAGCGCCAAGCGAAAACTGCCGGATTGCTGTCGCCATGATGCCAGCCGACAACGCACCCTCAGTCTTTGTCGCACGTGCCAAAGACAAGACCGAGCCTGTCATCTCGTCAATCTGATCGGGAACAAACCCGGCCCGGCCGAGTTCTGCCATCAGAAGAGCGACCTCTATTGCCGTGAAACTGGTCGAGGCGCCTAGCTTTTTTGCCTTGTCCGTCAGCATCTCAAAGTCGGCGCCAACGGCTTGGGTGACGGCCCCTACTTCCCGCATCCCGTCATCAAACTCGGCAAACGTACGTGTAGCAAAAGCAAATGGGGCAGCCATTGCCAGTCCCACGAACGCAACCCGCCTCCCGGTCGCCATGGCGGATTGGCCAAACTGACGTAGCTTTGCCTGGGCATTCCGCAAAGCTCGCACAAGCTGGCGGCTCATGTCGTTTTTCAGGAACAACCGCACAAAAGCACGCCCGGCTTCCACGTCCGCTCTGCTCGGCATATCAGCCTCTCCCAGCTTGCTTGTGCATTTCCCGCTCGCGTTCTACGGCCGCCTTCGCCTCTCGCATGGCCGGCGTATCGGGCACGCCGTAATTGCCCCATTCGGTCACTTCGCCAGTACGAATGAATAGATCTGCGTCAAAGCGTTTCTCTTGCCACACCAGCGTCCGCACGTCGAGGGCCAGCGCTCGCCGCGATTCGCGAGCGGCGACAGCCATCAGCCAGAGGTCTCGGAGGGTGAGTCCTCTGGGGCTGACTCGGCACTCTCCGGCGAGTCGTCGACAGGCGTCGGCGGCATGGTAGCCGGGTCGGATGCAGACTTGTTTTCCGGCGATAATGGCAAACTCCCACCCTCCGCGATCTCTTGCAGAGCCGCGCTCATGACATCCCGCTGAACTTCCTTGTCCATCTTCGTGAATGCGACCGCCATTTGCATTTGTTCCGGCGACATCTCCGGCTGATTCCTCCGCGTCTTCAAGGCCGATTGCATCGCGGACCATTCGCTCGCTGGGAAAAAATCCGCGAGAGCTTCCATCACTGCCCCCCTTGCGCGAGTGATAGCGTCTTTGCGGATCTGCTTGATGAATTCGGCGGGCGACTTACCCCGTTCCTTGAGTTGCTCGTCGCACACAACTACCAGTACGCGACCCAGGGCTTTCACGTCCCGCTCGACAGCCAAGAGCCCGCCGGCTGACAAGTCCGCCAGGTCAACTTTGGCTTCCCTATCGACACGGTCCAATAGGAAGCAGTCGAACTCAAACTGATAGTCTAGCCCCTTAGCGTCGCTGAACTTACTCACGATTGTTTTCTCCTAGCCCGATATGAAAAACGCCCCGCCGGGTCGGACACCGACAGGGCGCGTGTGTACTAGCGGTAGGGAATATTAGGCCGCCACGAGTCCGACGAGGACATAGACGGTACCCGCAAACAGTGAATCATGCGATACCTTGCCCGCCTCAATTCGGTTGCCCGTGTAGATGTTGGTATCACCGGCCGCAATGTTTGTGATATGATCGAGTCCGCCGTTTGCCTTTTCGTGAACTAGATCTAGTTCCTCGATTGTCGCCGATCCAGTGTCGCGTAAATCCAAGTGGGCATTGGCTCCGATATCGTTTGGATTTCGGTAGAACACACCAACAATCTGAGCGTCGTCGCCGTCGAAATTGACCTCCCAGTCGATCTGCTTTACCACGGCCGCGATCGCGAAATCCTGCGCAGGCAAATTGTCACCCGCCCCGCCGTCAATGGTCACGTCGTTAGTGGCGACGGTAGCATCCATGCCGTACCGCACTCCGCCAACCCAGTACACGTCGACGACATCTGCCGTTAGAATCCCGTGGCCAGTTGCCAGTTGGACTATACCGGTGTCGGCGTCTGTTCGCGTGCCCAACGCTCCATCAGTTTGGGCCGCCACCAATGCTGGAAGCGTCTTCGTGAACGTCAGTGGCGACTCGAAAATGACGGGCGCAGCGTCATCGTTGAACGCATAGTCCGGAAACGAAAACGATCGTAGATTTCGTGCTTGAGGCATCGCTTCACCCCTTACGGTGATGCGTCGTATAGGGCAACACAGTCGATTGACGCGGTTGAACCTGATGCGTTTGTGATGAAAATGGCCGTAACATCAGTGCCCAGCAAAAACGAATCGTAAGAATTGACGTGCCAGATGTAAGGAATGTCTGCCAACAACGCAATGGTATCGACTGGCGCAGCCCCATTGTTGGTTTCAAATGTCACATCCTGGTCGGAGTTCAGGTAGAAGCTCTTGCAAGCTGACACGTCGAGTTCAAAACCGATCTCAAAATCCGTTTCAGCAGTTGCGACGGGTTCCCCGTCGATCAATGCAACACCCACCTGCGTGTTCTCGACCTTTATGCTACGGGCTACGCCGGAGCCGTCGACACCGAGTGTTAGTGTGTGAGTGGCCATCGGTTATGTCTCCATATCGGTGAGTTCGTCCGGCTTGGCAGGCTTGGCCGACTTCGCCGGCTTAGCGTGCTTCACAGGTTTCGCCGACGAATCTGGCGAAAGGATTGCTTGAATTGAAACAGTGTCGCTCGGTGGATCTTCACCGACTTCGGCATAGCTTACATCGCCATGATATAGGCGATCGCTCATTTCTAGTCGGCCGATGAAACCCAAAAACACCTTGCCGGAATCTGTATCCAGCTTTCCGACTGCGGCATTGAGTTGCCGTAGTGTATCTTTCGTTATACCAATCATTGTGGATTCACTTTCGCTTAGGTGGTCACAAAATCACGACCATAGGCGGAGGTCGGGTGCAACTCGAATTCGATCGTCTGGCCATCCGCGATGACGCCCGGACTGCTGTACTTGACAAAGCAATCGCCATCAAACGCCACTTCTCCGGATAGGATTCGCTCAAACTTGAACGCCAGACCAACCGGCGGGTCTGCATCGGCAGTTGCCAGCAGCGCGTCAACGTGAGCATCGCCGTCCTTGTAGATCATCGAGAACGTCGGCTGTGAATTCTTCTTGACGGGAACCTCGTCCATGTGCGGAATACCCGTCCCGTCGCCACGGGTTGGCATATCAACGTAGTCGAAATCGGCCCCGCCAGGGTCAGCGTCGACGACATTTGGGGTGATCAATGTAGCTGCTGTACTGCTAGCTGCCCCGCGGTATACGGCCATTTCGTGGCCAACTCGTTTTTTCGCCATCGGTCAAACTCCTGTCAAATCGCCCCTTTCCACTCACGGTGGAATCGGGCTAGGTTTCGCTCTAAGGCTGGTTGCATAGTAGGCCGCTCCGGGAACTTTACGCCACCCCGGCTTTTCCCGTGCTCGTGGGCTTCCATCGCTTGGTCGATCTTGCTCGCCGCGAAGCCGATGACTGCGCCATCTTTATCGGCCTTGAAGAGGATTGAACGTTTTGCCAGGCCGCCACCTCGCCCACGTTTTGTGCGAACAGGACCGCCAGGCGGGCCGGGAGTGTCGGAACGAACGATGCTCTCGCGGGCCGATTTGCGGATGCTCGCAGCCCCATGGGAAAAGCTGCTAAAGGCCCCTTTCTTTGTTGCTGTTTCAAGGCGTTTCGGAGTAGCTGTCAGTTTTGTTTGTACGCCAAACATCTCACCCGCTCACAATTCGCTTTGTCTTGAGAACCCACGCGTAGCCGCCAGCGTGTTGCACCAACTCCGGACGCTTCCCGCCAAGCATCAGTTCCCAGACGTCGCCATTGCCATCAGTAATCCGGTCAGCGGCTTGCGGGGTCACCACAGCATCGTCGATCTCATAGTCGGCTTTCTTGACCAGCCACTCCCGCTCCCAGTAGTTCGATGTGGCCACCTTGTCGCCGCTCGCCTCATCGCCACTGTCCACTATGACAGCCTTTATCTCCGTCGTGTCGCTCACCCGCGATAGCGTTACCGGATCGCCCGCTGCGTCATCAAGGGTATCAACCATCCACGCCAATCCGTCGGAAAACCAACTCATTCGCCTTCTTTCGGTGGTTCGGCGATCGCATTGTCGAGCGGGTCTTCGGCGGGTTCTACCGGTGGCTCGACTATGACCTCCGCCACGGTCCACCCATCGTTCGTCATGGTCACGTTGTCGAGTGATACCGTGCCGGACTTCAACGCACGCAATAGGGCAAGGGTTTTTTGATAGTCACAAACGCCCTGGATTGATCTCAACTCTCGCATTAACTCGTCCACGGTGTTCCCTTCATGTGTAGAGAGCCGAGGCCGCCACGATCGACGGCCCCGGCGTGAGGTCTCTCAACTAGCCGATACGATAGGCCACAAAGACATTCGCAGCCCCGCGAACAAATCGGAACGTGCCAGAGGGGGTGACATCGGCACCCTCGTCGTCAATTTCCTCCGAACCAACAAACGTGATCCCTGCCGCGGCAGTCATCGTGATGATGTCCCCAGCGCCACCGAGATTGATGACTGTCAGATCGAAGGAATCGCCGGTCGCCAACGTGCCACCAAGCGCAGTTTCAAGTTCCGTACCCAGTCGCACGGTATACGCCGCCGCAGCAGTTGGCGTACCGACCAGGATACCGGCAAGCATCTGAGCGTCTGTCAACGCCGTAGTATCGGCTGCCGTTTCGGGAGTGCTGTCCTGAAAGCCAAGAACTTTGGCGCGAAGGTGAATGTTGCCAGCAACGCCAGAACCAGACGTCCCAGTAGTCACGACAACAGCACCGCCATCGCCCGACCCGGCAGCGGCACCACCGGCAATCCCGACCTCACCGCCGACACCGGTACCTTTGCCGGCACCGCCCGTCGTGGTGACAGCACCACCAGCACCATTGGTTGTATTTGCGTTGGCTCCACCCGTAACGGTCACGGCTCCACCAGTTCCGCCTGCGCCTGCTACAGTTGCACCACCGGCAATGGCAATGGCGCCACCATCGCCCGTCGCACCACCATCACCGCCAGTGAGATTCCCGTCCCCACCGTCGCCAGTGCCTTTACCGAGGCCACCCGTCGCGGTGATAGCACCGCCATCGCCATTGGTTGTATTGGCATTAGCTCCACCCGTAATGGTTACGTCTCCACCCGTGCCGGTTGCGCCGGCTGCCGAGTCGCCGCCGGTAATGACTACGGCCCCGCCATTGGCCGTTGCACCGCCTACGCCGCCGACGAGACTGGCAACCCCACCGACGTTTCCAGCGGTCGAAGATACTCCGCCAGTCACGGACACCAACCCACCTTGAGCAGCGGCCAAACCAGCAATATTCAGCGTGGCATCGCTGCCCGTAATATCGTCGGCCGTCATGCTCCCGGCGATCGTGGTTGTCCGCTTGGCCGCCGTCAAGATTACGAAGACGTAGGTATCCGTGTTGGCTGTCGTATAGGCCGCCAGGCCCATCAAGTTGTTGCCACCCGCCGTCGCGGTTGCGGCACCCGAAAGGGCGTCGCCTGTTACCGGCGAGCCGTTTTCGTCCCAATAGACGGCATCTCCGGCCGTGATGACCTCGGCCGCCTGGGGCACTTTCTTGACGCCGTCATAGGTCAGGGAGCCTTTGACGCCAGACGGGATAGCCTGACCGGCGACCATCGGGACCGTTCCGATCAGGATCACCTGGCCGGCGATCACGTCAGATCCGGGCGTGTGGTCAATGGTCCCGACATCCGATTCATGCAAAACTGCTGTTTGAGCCATTTCAGTTTGCTCCTGTTTCTAGTCTGTGCCACCTTCACCGGCAGCCGTGGATTGATTGAGGGAAACGGTTACGCGCCGGCCGAATGCACCGAAGCACGGAACTCGGACATGGTCACGCCGAAATCATGGTAGCCACGGCTCTGAATGCCGAGCGTGTTGAAGTCGGCGTCTGTGGACTCGATCGTCGGAGATTGCTGTCCGTCGAGGAAGCACATCGCGGCCGACGCCAATACGGTCGGATCGGTCAACAGGAACCACTGAGTAGTCGAGAATCCGGTAAAGGCACTGTTGCTCAATTCCGGAATGATAATCGGCTTGAAGCGGTTGAAATGGATGTTGTTGACAAGCGTCTTGGTCGATGCCGTGGTGTCCCGAATTTCCATCGACGTGAAGAGCTTGCGGTTCGTCGCCTCAAGGTCGGAGCCTGACATTAAGAGTGTCGGCTCCAGGCCGAGTAGGTTACCGTCGGGACCGGACGCATCGCGGAATAGCTTGACCGCTGAATTGAGAGCGGATTCTCCGAGTGCGGTGGAACCACCAGTCTGGAAGTTACCCCGGGCAGCAGTCCAGAACGTACCCGCATTGACAGCAGCTAGCCAAGCGGTCCAGAACACGTTGTTCAGTTTGACGGCCGCACCCATGCCAAGTCGGTTGCGGATATCATCGAACGCGCCAAGGTCATCGTTGATAATGTCCTGGCGGGTAAGGACTAGCATCTTGGCGTAAGTCTTCGCTTGAATGCTGTAGCTCTCTTGCGAAACCGTTCCGTGTTTGATGAGCCCGCCCGGCCCAACCTCTTCGTATTCGAGGTCAGCATTCATGCGGAACATGGTAACGGCCTTGAAGTCCGACACCGTTTTTACTGAGGCAACCTGTCGCCACGATTGCGGCAGAAGGTTAAAGCCTTCCAGCAGCATCTTGTTGCCAGCGGTCGTCAACATCGTGGTGATGGTGTGCGTGGAAAACGCGGCCCGAATCACATCGCCGAGGTTATCGGCTCTCACCCAATCACGGCCGCTGTAGCCGTTCTGTTGAGCGCAGATCATCAACAGTTTCTGAATGCCGATACCGCGATACTTATCGGCGGCTTCCAACACCTCTGGCTTGAAATGATCTTCAGGCTTGGCCAGCCCGGCCGACTGACAGAAGGCCGCTTCGATCGCCGGCATCGACACGTCTTGGCTACTGCTATGAATAGCCGGACCCTTGGGGCGCTCGGCCACCATGAGATCAGCCTTGAACAGCGCGGCGGCCTTGATGTATTCTGCTTCCAGTCGGACCACAGGCCACTCCTCTTTCAGGGCCGTCTGCTTGGCTTCAAGGGCCGCAGTGATGGCAACGGTGAGCAGTTTGTCGTGGTCGGCTTCGGACACCTTATCGCGATAGCCGGCGGCCGTGAGCTTGATCGCGGTCTCATGCGCAGAGTACGTCTTGTCGACGGCCTTCAGGTCGAACGTCGGAGCCTCGACAACCGCCGGCTTGGCCGCAGCCTCGATCTGTTTTGGGTCCTTCGACACCGCTGCCTTGATTTCCGCTGCCTCCTTGAGGTCCGCCGCGGCTTTCACTTCCGCGTCGTACTTCGCCTGAAGATGCTGGAGTTGATCTTCTCGAAGTTCCTCCGAAGGATGTCCTATTGCCTCGATGACCCATTGCTCAAAGTCCATGTCGGTCTCCTTGTATTGCGCGGCAGACGCCGCTACTTTCGCCGTCGCTTTGCGATCGGCGCCAATTGCTACGAAACTGGTTTCCCCCAACGTTGACTTACGCGCAACGTACAAGGGGCCGGTGAACGTCTTGCCGTTGACTTTCGTCGCCACACCTTCGCCGATGAATTCGAGCTTGTCGGGCCGTGCTCCCACTGAGGCTTTCCACGGGAACCCATTCCCAGCAGCAGCCGTAACTTCAGCCGCGTCGGGGCCTGCCCCGGAAATTACCCCGGCGAGCTTGAGGGAAGATTCGCTCTTCTCGACCTCATCTGCGTGGCCAATCACGCGAGAGAGATCGTGGTCACGAAGAATGGGCACGGGAGCTTTTGCATTGAGGCCAGACAGTTCGATCACGACGGGCGGGCCGTAGCTGCTGACCTGCATGGGGCCGCCGGTGTAGGCGGTCATCTTGAACCGCTTGGGCTTCGCCTCGCCGTCCTCATCGGCGGCGGTGATCCATTCGACGCCAACGGCCTCCATTAGGATGGGGCCTTGCACGGCCGCCGCTCGAATCATCGCACGCTGCGATTGATGATATCGGTGACGTTCCTTGCGCTGTTGTTTTCGTTTCGTGGTCATCGTCAAGCACCAATAAAAAAACGGGGGGCGATCACTCGCTCCCCCGCATGGGCTCGACGTATGCGGCGTCTCGAAGGGCTGGCCAGCCCTGCCGATTGCCTGGACCGCGATTGACCGCAGCCCCCCTAGTTGTCCAGTTGTTTGAAAGTACCTCTGCTACTCATCGACTAGCCACCCTATTCCCATTGCGGCCGGCGGTAGCCAGCCGATTCCTGCCTTGTGTTGGCGGTGAGATCGGTTTGTCATCGGACTGTTGCGCAGATGCTGATCTGCCAAAGTGAGCCTCGAATAGAGCTGCCCTCATCTCGTCAACCGTGATGCCGTAGTCCTCGGCCATGCGGGGCAATTCTTCCTCAAGGTCCAAGCCATTCTGAGCGTAAACCCGACGGAGAACCGCAACGCCGGTCGATAGATTGGTCTTGTTGGCGTTGGCGTGCTTGACCTCGTCGATGACCGGCTTCTCGGGCCAGTCCCAACCATGATTCGGTGGCGGATCATCCGGCACACCCCAACCAAACCGGTGAACAGCCTCGGCGAACCACACCGCGAAAAGCGGGTCAAGCACGTCCTCTTCAACGTCTTGTTGTTCCACATCGACCGAAACGAAATAGGTCAAATGATCGAGCTTGCCGCCGGAGAACGAATATCCGCTGGAGTCAGCCCTTGCGATGTTGTTCGGCATGTTGAGCGGCCGCGCCTGCTCGCCTGATTGCTCGCGCGTGAAATCTTTGTAGGTTGCCGACGGCTGCTCCGGCTTTGGCTGGAATCCATCGTAGCCAGCCGGTAGGGCCGTCATCATCCCCTTCTCCATCGGATACGTGGAGAGTGGCCGAACGATGTCGGTCTCAATGCTGGGATCAGCCTGCGTTTTTAGGAACAGCGAAAAGTTAGCAATATTTTCGGCCCCCACAAGGACCGCCTCACGGAACCGCCGGCCCTGCGCGTAGCAATTCAGCGACGGGGCGACCTCTGAGACGCCGCGGTGCTGACCGGCTCGGTCTTCGCGAAAAAGGTGAAGCATGAATCGGGCGGGCACCTGGTCCACTTCCTGCCCCAGCCCGCTCCACTGACTGCCCGGATGATGCTTGAGCACGTCGTAGAAAAGCACATTGCCATATTCGTCAAACTCGATGCCGTCAATCTTGTTCGGCTCATTAGCCCCAAGATACGGCGTCGTGACCTGTTCACACTCAACCATCCGCAGACCGAGCTTGACACGATGACGCATCTTCGGATTCTGTGTGATGATAAAGAACGGCTCGCCGTCTGAAACTTTTGCCTTGATGGTTGTACGGAGCTTCTTGGCCAGCTTCGCTTCCTTGGCCCATCTCTTCCACTCAGCCTCAATCATCGAGTTGAATCGTGGGCTGCCGGTTTGCATTCGCAGCTTGGGCCCTCGGCCGACCACGTAGTTGGCTTGGGTGAGCTGAACACCCTTGCCTTGGCCGTTGTTGGAAAGTTCGTACCGGGCTCGTCGGGAGATCCGTTGGCGGACGGTCTTGGAGTTGGCGGAGTCGGCGTCAAGAGCATCAGCGGCAAGCCAGTGCCGGGTATTCATGCCATCAAGAGAAGCGGCGTCGTAGCTGCCACCGATCGGTCGGGGCGTGTCCATGTCGACCGTCGCCGGCTCGCGCGAACTGCGAGGGCTGACGGCTTCCGAAACGCCGATCGGCGAGACAACGATCGTGGTGTAAAGATCCATCAACCGGCCCCCGGGGCTTCGAGCCTCACGGTCCGGAGACCGAAGTGATTCTTTGACGCGGCGGTCTGGGCCGATTCGTGGCGCAGGGCTTCGAGTAACGAGCCGATGTCCTGACTTTCGACCCGGCCCTTGTCCGTGCTGGCGGACTTCGGGTTGAGCGCAGTTTGCTCGAGCGCATCGGCGATAGATGTAGGCGTTGCCATACCCGCATGGTAACGCTACGTGGCGACATACCAAGAGAAGAAGGGGCGACTTGCTATATGTGCGACTTTCCGACCACAACGGCCTTATCCGTCACGATCACGGATGGCACGGGGGCAAGTTGAATCGCCTTGGTTGCCGTCTGCATGTATCCCGCCTTTTCCGTGGCCAACTGAACGGCCAGCTTGCATAGCATGTCTTCGAATGATCGGAAGTGCCCGCGTCTCCACGCTTCGATAAACGTATTGATGGTTGGATCATTTCGGGACAACTCCACAAGCCGCTCAAACTCTACCAATTTTCGGCGGGCGTCTTGCTCAAGATGCCGCATCATCTCACGAGACCCGTTTACGTCGGCGCGTGATTCCTTGGAGTCTTTCATAATCAACCTTTCTTTGTCAGCTAGGTTACCTTAGCCGTTATTGCCCCTCCGCCAGGTCTACCCTGTTTCCTACTGAAATCCGATGGTCATGTCTTGCGTTTCATCGGTACGGGCAACCTCGAATTCTTCGAGCCATTCGACCCGTCTAGTTCGGCTATCCCACCAAACACATCGGTAGGTTACACGGCAATTCTCATCGATCGCGATGCCCGTGATTCGCGCTGGGATATCGGGCGAGAGCGTGACGCGTGACCCAACCTGCATAACTTCAATCTGCATCGTCTTCTATTTCCCCCTAGAAATTTCCCGTGCCTCGGGGCTTAACCGCCGCTGCCCCGACGTCTGACAGCGGGTGCAACAGAAACCCCGCTAAACGATACCAAACGAAGAATGTGTTTCCCATCCTTAAACTG